TATTACGGGTCATTGGTAATAAGGTGGACAAAGTTGCTAGCAAAATTGATGGGCATATTGGTTGGCATGATGGTGTTAAAGACAGTGTTGAGAAAGAGGACTAATGGCTCGCAAATCTAATTATGATTTACTCAATATGTATCGGGACAATATCGAACAGTCACTTAGGTGGCGACGTGAAGATAGTTTTGATGACCTTTGGAAGCGTATGGTTGACATGTATCGTGGCAAGCAATACTTTGTGGATTCTGCCGAAGACCGTTTGTTGGTTAATATCGCTTTTGCGACTATTAACGTTTTGAGCCCATCTGTTTCTGTGAACTTCCCAAAGATAACCGTTAATGCTCGTAATTACGATGATAAAGACCGCAGCATTATTACTGAAGAGATTATTAATTATTGGTGGAGACATTTTGAGTGTCAAGATGAGTTTCGTCGTTCTATTAAGGATTTTTTGATTATTGGTCATGGTTGGGTAAAGACTGGTTATCGTTTTGTTGAAGAAGAACAGGCGGTGCCTGGTTTTTATGAGTCTGCTGATGATTTGAGTAGTTCTACTCCAGAGTCTGTAACTGAATCAACGATGATTATCAAAGAGGACAGACCTTTTGTTGAGCGTATTGACCCTTTCGATATGTATGTTGATGCTGATGCCACATCGATGAAAGATGCTCGATGGATTGCACAGCGTGTGCGTAGACCCCTTGAAGATGTAAAACGTGACAAGCGTTATCGTTCCAAGGCTCGTGCTGACGCTAGTCCTTCTCATTATTCTAAGTGGGGTATGGAGTCCGGCAAGCCTCGTCGTCCTCAGTCTTCTGATTATTCCTATGTAGAGATTTGGGAGTATTACGATATTGAACGTAATACCATGTCTATTTTTTGTGATGGTTCTGATTCATTTTTGGTTTCTCCGATGGAGATTCCGTTTTCCTTTGGTCATCCTTTTACAATGATTAGGAACTATGATGTTCCTGGTCATTTTTATCCGATGGGCGAACTTGAGGCTATTGAGCCTTTGCAACGAGAATTGAATCAAACTCGTACACAGATGATGAATCATCGTAAGCGTTATTCTCGCAAGTGGCTCTACAAGGAGTCGGCATTTGATGCCGACGGTAGGTCGGCTCTTGAGTCCGATGAGGACAATGTTATGGTCCCTGTGATTTCCGATGAATCTATTTCTTCGGTCGTAGGTCCAATGCCGGCTGTTATTAACCCTCCCGAGTTTTACAATCAGTCTGAATTGATTACCAATGACATTAACCGTGTTACTGGTATTTCTGATTACGCACGTGGTGCTCTTCCTGAGATTCGTCGCACAGCGACGGAAGCTGGCATTATTCAGGATGCATCTAATTCTCGTGCTGCTGACAAGTTGGCTATTGTTGAGCGTTCTATTGCAGATGTTGCCAAGAAGTTGGTACAGATTGCGCAGCAGTTTTTGCAAGGTGAACAAGTTGTTCGTTTGTCCGGCAATGTGCAACCTCAGTTATGGTTGACGTTTGACCGTGCATCTGTTCAGGGTGAGTTTGACTTTGAGATTGAGGCTGGTTCTACTCAGCCGCAAAACGAGTCGTTTAGGCGACAGATGGCAATGCAGGTCGTAGATGCGATGGCTCCTTTTGCTGGTGCTGGAATCATTGACATGCCAAAGCTTGCTGCTTATGTACTTGGAGATGGTTTTGGTATTCGTTCGGCGGAATCATTTGTGATTCAGCCTCAGATGGCTCCTGCTCCAGTTTCACCTCAAGGTTTGCCTCCTGAGGTTGGCGGCATGCCTCCTGGCATGCCACCTCAGATGCCACAGGGTATGCCACCTGGTATGCCTCCACAAATGTAACGATAAAACCATAACTATAGAGCAACCCCTTGAAAGGACTCCATGAGTGAAGTAGTAAGCAATGAATCAGTAGAAGAAGTTATCCCCGAGGCAGAAACCGAAGGACAAATAACTGAAGCGATTGAAGAAATTGAGAGTCTCAGTGAGCGAGAAATTGAATTGCTTCCTGTTGATGAGCACGGCGACAAATACGTTTCGGTGCAAGTTGATGGTAAAGAAGTTCAAGTATCACTTAAAGAGGCGCTTTCTGGATACCAGCGTCAAGCGGATTATACCCGCAAGACACAGGAACTCAGTGAGCAACGGCGACAAGTTCAATTTGGTGGTGCTCTGCAAGAAGCTTTGCAGAAGGACCCTACTGCGACCTTAGAACTGCTTAAACAACATTACGGTGTAGCACAGTCAACTTCGGATGAAGAACTGTATGCAGACCCTGTTGAGAAGCAGTACCGACTGTTAGAGCAACGAGTTATGGCTTTTGAACAAGATAAAGCCATGGATGAGTTGCAAAAGACTGTTGAGATGTTGACGAAACGATACGGTGCAGACTTCGATGCTAACGAAGTAGTTGCCAAAGCTTTGGCTTTGGGAAGTACAGATTTAGAGTCGGTTTACAAGCAAGTGGCGTTTGACCGAGTGTATGAACAATCTGTGGGTGTTCGGCAACTTCAAGCTAAGGCTGAAGAGGACCGTGCCAAGGTTGTGCAAACCAAGCGTCAGGCTTCAGTTGTGAGTAGTGGCGGTTCAGCTGCCAGTGCGGATGTATCTGCAAAACCAATTACATCATTGCGAGAAGCATTTGAGGCTGCAAAGCGTCAACATGCTTAACGCTTAACCCAAGGAGAAAATCACATGGCTGCGAATAGCAACTTTGACAATCTATTAACAACAACTCTTGCGAACTATCGCAAGACCCTCACGGACAACGTATTCACTGCACGTCCGTTGACCTACACCCTTATGGAAAAGGGCCGCATTCGTATGCTTAACGGCGGAACGAAGATTGTGGAACCACTCATCTACGGACTCAACGACACTGTTGGTTCGTACTCTGGTTACGACTCAATTGCGCTTACTCCACAAGAAGGCATCTCTGCTGCAGAGTTTGAATGGCGTCAATACGCTGCTTCGATTTCTATCAGCGGTATGGAAGAAGCCAAGAACAATGGTGATGCTGAAATCATCAACTTGTTGGAAGCAAAAATCATGCAGGCTGAAGAGTCTATGCGTGAAGGTTTTAACACGATGTTTTTCGGTGACGGAACTGGCAACAGCTCAAAGAACTGGAACGGCCTTGGCAACTTGGTTGAGTCCGGCAACACCGTTGGCGGAATCGACTCAAACACCTACACATGGTGGAAGTCATACGAAGAGAACACTGCAACTGCTTTGACTCTTGCTCAAATGGCAACTGCGTACAACACTGTTTCGGTTGGCAATGACCACCCAGACACATTGTTGACAACTCAGACTTTGTTTGAGAAGTACGAAGCATTGCTTCAACCAAACCTCCGTTACACGGACACCAAGACTGCAGATGCTGGATTCCAGAACCTGTTGTTCAAGGCTGCTCCTGTAATGTACGACACTGGTTGTACAGCAGGAACGTTTTTCTTCTTGAACAGCAAGTACCTAACTTTGGTTGGTCACTCTGACAAGTGGTTCTCACAGACCTCGTTCATTTCGCCAGAAGACACAGATGCACGCTATGCGCTCATCATGTGCTACGGCAACTTGACAGTACGTAACCGTGCCAAGCAAGGCAAACTGACCGCTAAGACAGCCTAAGTTCAACAACTAGAAATCAAGGAGAAATATTATGCCACTATTAGCAAATGACACACAGGGTGCCATCACACGCAAGCGTTTGGAGACATACGTTGCAGCACGTGAGAAGGTAACAGCAGTAGCCGTTACCGCAGCACCAACACCAACAGCAGCACAACTACTTGAGAGCAAGTTGTTTGTTGGAACACCAGTAGCAGACACAACCTTCACATTGCCAACGGCAGCACTTGTAATTGCTGCTTTGACAGATGAAGCAGTTGGAACTTCGTTTGAGTTCCACATTGTGAACCTTGCTTCAGCATACCAATACACCATGACGACCAACACTGGTTGGACGATTACTGGTGGTGGAAACATGGTTGTGTTTGACTCAACTTCAGCAACATTTCTTGGTGTTGTTACATCAACCACGACATGCCAGTTGTACCGCTTGAACTCAGGCGGCGCAGTAGCGTAAGTAATCTGATTCGGAGGGGTGGAGGCCACACTCCACCCTTCCAAATCTATTTAGTTTTAGGAGAATAAAATGCCTTACAATTACCCTCAGTTAGATAGTCATGCAAGTGCAACTCCAAAGTCTGGGACTGTTACAGCACCAGGTTTGTATGGTCAAAGTTCAGTTCCAGTTAAGCAAGATAAGAATTACAAAGTTCGTCCAAACTCAGACAAGGTAGGCAAGTAATTATGGCTATGAAGAAATCAATTGAATACCCAAAGGGTGCTTCTGAGAAGGCTAAGAAGGCTCAGAGTAACCGTATGACTGCTCAGGCAAAATCGGCTATTATGAAGAAGTCTAAAGCTACTGATTCTGCACGCCGTGCAACAAAAGCTAGCAGTGAAAGAATGACTGGTCAAGCAAAATCAATGGCAGCAAAAAAGGTTAAAGCTCAATCTGCTTATTCTGCTCGTATGACTAAGCCAGTGATGGATAAGAAGAAATCAGACAATGCCAAGAGCCTTGCTCGACGTAGGAATCCTATTGCTGACTACAAGACAAACACAGTCAGGGGTGACGACAAGCCTTCTATCGGAAAGCTTTTTGGACAGTTGTTAACTCCTGGTGGTGTTTCTCGTGGTGTTTACGATGACCTACGCGAAGTTAGTAATTACAGTTATAAATACAAGGGCAAGGGTTCGAAACCTAAAAAGAAGTAGGTAACAATTCTGCCTATTGGTATGAACCAATCGGCGAAACTTGCTCATACTTTATACGGGGAGCCAACTACTAAGCACTCCCGTCTTGCCCATGCAGAAGGCGCACGCCTTGCTGCTCCATCAGGCCCTTATATTGGGCGTAACCGTTGCACTGCAAACGATGATACATGTGAGGGTCCAAAAGCCCGTGGGACAGATTTTTGCTACGGACATTTGAGAAATAAGGGTGAGGCTTAATGGCAATAACGCTTACGACATTGCGTTCGCAGGTGCGGGATA